TCGTACCGGGAACTCTTGGAAACGAGAAGTCTCACGCAGAAGTAACATTCAACATCAGACCAATGAAGAAAAAACTTAACCTCGTAGCTCATGGGTACTGTACTAAACACGGTATCTGGGAATCAACGCCTGTGGTTGTGGAAGTAGCTGAATAGTCTATAAGTTCGCTAAATACGATATTTTGCAGAGTTTTTTAAAAACCTGCAAAATACTTTTTGTAACCTATTTGAAACCTAAGAATATATTTTAACTCCTAAACAACACAAGTTCATCTTCATTTCTTACATCAAGATGTACCCAACTCACACCTAATTCCAAACCTTTAATATGCGGAAATTCATGCTGATTATCAATAATGTAGTTTCTGACTTCCTCAGCACTATAGTCGCTGAAAACAATATCAAAAGCATTTGCATAGCTGTGTTGTGATCCATAACTATAGTATGGACTTTCAGGCGTTCTGATCCCACTCCACTCTCTATCACCACCCCAAAAGTAGTTATTGATAGTCATAGTTCCAAGATTAAAATGCTCTTTGAGCTTGTCAATACTTTGTATAAGCCGAACATCGACATACCGCCACGCTTTCTCTCCGTACTTCTCATACATCTTCTTTGGAACTAGCTCATGTATCTTGAAATATTTAGACTTCACTTGCACACCTCTTCATTTCGTTTCATATCTATAATACACTCAAGGAGAGCTGCGATCACTTCCGTGCTTGTATTTCTGTCAAAACTACAGTTTGCATCTGGCACTACACACTTAACAGGTATTTTTACCTCATACGGCTTGTCAACATATTTCACTTGAGGCTTACACTCGCTACAAGCTTGAAAAGTCAATAGCACGAACACCATCAATAACACTCTGAACATCTGAACACTCATTGCTTTTTACCTCCCTTGTTTTATAAATTACTTTGTATCTCACATCCGGTGGCTTTGACTTGTATTTTTTCAATTTTGCCTCTGCTAAAGTTGTTTGTGCTCTGAGCATCTCTATCTCTTTGTTCTGAGAATCAAGAGCTGCTTTATATCTTGTAGATTCAAGCTTTGTATTTGCAAGCTTCACCTGGTTTTTCATCAAAGATCTTTTTAGATCATCGATGTAATTGTTTAAATTATTGATATAAAGATAGATACCAAAAACAACAGCTGCTAATACAGCTGCAATAATCATATTTTTATATAGTCCAATTTGCGCTAACATATCTAATCTTCCTCACCCCATTCAATTAAAAATGTTTTCACACTTTTTTCCTCTTATCTTATTAAAAAGACATCCAATTCCAAGCATAATATATATAGGTATAATTGCTAAGTACTTCATTGTATTTTCTCCGTTGTTAAATTGCGCAGCATAATTCCCAGTACTGCAACTGCCATCATCCCATATCCATACAATGTAGTACTAAGCTGAGTCTCCAAAAACTTACTGTTAAGCTCAATGACACCTATTGCACCCAAAGCGATGTTAAACCAATACGTTTTACTCTGATACCATTTCTTCATATCTCTCTCCTCTAATTCTCAATCTCTATACTCATCTTCCAGCCACTGTCAAATGTGTGATTGACTGACTTGATGGAGTACTCGCCATTATCCTCACCAGCTCCTGTTAATTTCAACATACCACCTGCATATATCTCCTTCCCATACATAGATATAGATCCGCTTTTACTTCCACGATTAGCACTCTGGAGTTTCGCTTCAGCTTTTGCTTTTGCCTCTGCCGGTGTTTTGAAATTTCCTTTGAGCTTAAGCACAGGTGTGCCGTTTCCAACAGTGATTGACTGCGTTTTATTCTCTTTGGTGTCATGCCAGGATGATTCACATGCTCCGTAGATTGTTTTGTCTGAATGTTTGATGCTGTAACTCTCACACTCACTTACATCTATCTCAAACACCGGTAGCTTATCCGATGCCATATTCTCTTTGATACGCTTGAGAAAAACAAGCGTACCATTTTTGATAGAAAATATCCCGTTATAATCTTTTGCAAGACGCTTCATCATGTGCAGATCACTCTCGTTTGTCTGAGAGAGATGCGGCATAAACATATCTTCAAAATCACTTTTTAGTTTGAGCTCATGTCGAGAAGCCACAATACGAGCGACATCATAGAGTGATATTTTTTCATAGCTCGTATCTCTCTTTTGCTTGAGAGCCGATGAGAAGTCTGCACCGGTTGCACTTATGGTTAACGAGTACTTATCCCGATCAGTACTTTGCACTTTAAACACACCACAGTAAAAAAGACCCACCTCTTCATACCCAAGCCAAAGTTTTATCTCGTCCTGGTACTTCGGCCGTGAAAAATTTCCTGCAACTTTAAGAGTAATCTCATCAGATTGATTTCCGTCCTCATCGCTAAAACTAATGGAGCTTAGATCCTTTTGCAGTTGTGCAGTAACATCAGCACCGTTTGCTTCAACTTTAAATAGTGGAGTCATGACCAGAGTGCCTCTGTTTTTTTCTCATCAACACTCCGCGCTACTTCAGGAAGATAGACAATATCCCCAGCTTTAAGAACACTACTCTTTAAAAGATGCTCATTCGCATCGAGCACTGCATCAAACACAACTGCATCGATGTTTCCATAAGCTTTAAAAACTATGATGTCAAGTCTATCACCATCTACTGCTCTATACTGATTCATTCAAAATACCTCCTCATTGAGATTGAAAACCCTTGATAGCGAAACTTTCCATCTTTTAAAAAACCGCTCTTTGTTCGCGACATACTTTTTATGGTCACTTTATAACTCTCTCCAGTTCCAAGCGTGAGGCGAACAGGAAGCTGCTCTTTTGCCATATCTTCAAACTCTTTTAAAATGTTCACGCTCTTTAAGATGAGTTTTCCATTAAAGCTTACATCCTCTTCCCACTTCCCGCGCATTTGAGTGTACTCGTGGTTCCCTATGCGCTTTTGAGTATCCCATGGAAAATTTAGCTGATGCGATATGTCTGCTATATCTTTGTTATTAAGATCAAAAATGAACTCACCTACTTTTGCAAGCATCTATATCTCCTCATCTTCAAAGCTTCTGTTTTTTCGTGAGCTTTCCATTTGTGCGATAACTTTCTTAATTTCCTGCGCTATATCTTTAGGATTACTACTTTGCACATGGACTGTTATAGTGTATGTATTGTTTGATACATGACTCTGCTTACTCTCTTTTTTTGCAGTATTGACATTTTTATATGTGCTAGGTACATTTACTGCTGCAGGTTGTGCCACGGCAAGAGAAGTAGTCATAGCGGTCGCAACTGCTACTTTTTTCATCGCTTTTGCAGGTTCAAACTTAGGATTGTTTACAGGTTTGTTGCTATCTTTTTTCTCATCTTCATCATCACTGCCAAATAGTCCGCCAAACCAAGAGCCTACAGATGATGCAGCACTCTTCATCTTCTCAACTGCACCGCCAAACCACTCAAACTTTGACGAGAGCCAATCAAACGCTTTTCCAAACCCATCCATCAAAAGACCCATTGGAGACCACTCAAACACAGTTTTCACAAAGCCCCATACTGTATCTACTCCACTCTTAAACCAGTCAAACTTGTTATATGCCCAGACAAGCCCAGCACCAAGTGCAGCTATACCTGCTACGACTAAACCTATAGGATTTGCACTCAAAGCAACATTAAAAAGCCACTGTTTAGCTGTCGCTAGAGTACTAAAGAGACTAAACGCTTTAAGCTTTGCTCCCAAGCTCCCAAGAGTTACGCCACTAAACATGAGTGCTTTTGAGTAGAGATTTGTAGCAAAAGCTACCGCTTTTGTTTTGGCTGCTGTAATGCCTTGCCAAAGTGAAAATACTTTTGTTTTTGCAGTAGATAGTGCTGTGGCAATGCTTACTCTGTTAAAACTCAGTGCTGCCATATTGTTCGCACCCATTTCTAAAAAGAGTGCTTTTTTTACTGTGTTTATAGCAAGTGAATATCCAAGCTTCATAAGTGTAGCCGATTTTAAAACCGTAACAACACCCAAAAAACCCATAGCCAAACCGCTAAGCGTCGGTAAAAGTGCCGGTACTTTCTCATCAAGCCACGATATGCCTTTTGCGATGCCACCAAGACCAGTTGCCAAAACATCCACAGCAGGAGCAAGTGTTTTGCCTATTGTATAGCTCATATAGCTCATAGCATTGCCCATCTTCTCAAAACCGTATCCCATATCCATAGCACTGGCCATCTGCTCCGATTTACTAAGTCCTCCATCCATCGCTTTTTGAAGATTTTGTTGTGCCTTTGTCAAATCATCTGTTTTATCAATAAGCGCCATGACAGTTTTGACAGCCTCTTGAGACCCAAAAGCTTTTTGTAACTCTTGTTGTGCCTCTAAAGATTTAATATTGTCTCCGTACTTCTCTTTTATTTTTGTAAGAACATCGACCATAGGGAGCATTTTTCCCTCGCTGTCAGTAAAGGACAACCCCAACTCTTTTTGAGCCTTACCAACACCGACCAAAAAAGCTCTATACCCACTACCAGCTTCACTTGCACTATCAAAAGAACCTTTTGACAATCCAACAATAGCCAACTCTTCTTGCAGTGATACTCCCATTGCATGTGCGGATGCACCTATGTTTGAAAGTCCTCGTGCCAAGTCTGCACCATCTGTTCTAAAAGCCTGTACAGCACCTGCAATAGCACCGCTAAACTTCTTACCAAAATCCATATCAGAACCAAAATCTTTACGAAATATTCCATAGCCTAAAGCATAGAGTTTTGTCATCTCTGCTGTTGAGCTTTTTGTGGCTACTGCTGTTGTTGCGGCAAACTGTGTCATCTTCTTGACACCTTCATCACTAAGGCTTGCTATCCCAGATTTAATGTCGTATGAAGCCTTAATAAACTCAGGAGCAGTTATCTGCCCAAACTGCAAGCTCATATTGTTGGCCGCTTTTGTGATTTGTTCAATCCCTTGCTTTGTGATTCCGAGTGATTTTATTTCACCCTGGGACTTAAGCACTTCATTTGCAGAGCCTATCATCTTTGTAACACCATAGAGCGAAGCACCTATGCCGACTATGGAAGCTTTTTGCGCTGCAAAATCGTTCTTGAGTCCGTCTATCTTTATCTGAACCCGTGATGCTTTTTTGAGGTTGATAAGTGCCAGACGAAAAGAGCGGGTATCTTTTTCAAGATTGTTTGTGTCTATACCTGCTTTTTTAAGGGTTAAACGCAAACCTTCCAGGGCTACTCTGTTTTTCTTTGCATCTTGTGAAAGGAGTTTAAACTCACTGATAGCCAGCTTTGTCTTGTTCATCCCCTTGATATTGTTCCTCATACCTGCTAAACTTGTATTAGCAGTTTTAAAGGAGTTTTTAAAAGATGAAGCGACTAAGCCACCTATCACTACGCTCAATCCAAATGTTTTTAATGACATTTTTTGTATTCCTTATCACTTTTTCTATTTTTAGCTATAACGGCTACATTGTTGCATCACTCATTGCTGGTGCAACAGCTTCTTTTTACTTTATACTCAAAGGTGGAGTTGTCTATCTTTATGAGTTAAGGGATCTCCTTAGAAAAGAAGATAAAATCAACTAACTCCATCTCAAGCATATCACCATAAGAAAAGTGCAGATGATGACCAATTTGAGCCATCATCTTCAAACACTCCTCCCACTCTATGACAAAAAACTCTGCAGAGCCTCATCAAGCTTTTTAAAATCTTTTCCTGATAGTTCGTCTATCTCATCTTCACTCATCTCACAAAGATTTACAAGCATTGCAACCTCTCTGTCAAGTTCATCAGTTATGGAGTTTACTGCTCGCATATCCTTAACCTTTGGTTCACGCATAGTGACCTCGGTCCCATTACTTAGTTTGATTTTTTTCATCTGTTTTCTCCTCTACTGTTTCAAATTTACCGGCAGCCTCTTTTTCAAGAAGCTCTGTCTCTTTTTTGTTCAGCTCTTTAACATCGTCTCGACGCATAACAAAAATGTCTTTACCCTCTTTGTCTTTGATGCAGATGTAGTGTGTGGCTCTTACTCTCATTACATCACCGCCGAACGAGTTGACTCATATATGTCTTTACCGCCGATTTTGGCTATCATATTTGGAAGATCAATGTCATACACTTCATCGCCTCCAAGATTTAGGTTGTAAACATTGACATACATTTTTACTTTTGTTTTCATAGAATCACCGTCTTTGATGGTATCTACTTCCATATCTACACTTCCAGTTAGTGTTGCTGTGAGTTTTTTTACAATATTGTCTTCAAGGTATTCACCTTTTAGCTTTAAAGATGCCTCGCTCAGCTTTGAGGCCTCTTGTAAAATAGTAGAGTTTGCAGAGTTGATGTCTGCCTCAAACTCCATAGGTTCTAAACGACCACTGTCCACATGAACGCCATTCATAACATCTTTTTTTGTTTTGACTACAGGGAGTTTATAGCTCTCTATAGTCCCTAAAAATCCGACACCGGATACAAAGATATTTAACTCTTTTGCTTTTGAAGGTATTTTTCTTGTTGCCATCTCTTACTCCTTATGCCAATCTGTCATATACAACGCTTGCATAAGCGTCAACTCTGTCGAATGTTACTTTAATGAGTGAAGGAGACGGAGTCTCTTGCGCTTCAATAGTAAAGTAAAACTCACCGTTTGTAATAGCTGTCGGTGTAGTTCTCTCTAAATCAAGATAAACCTTAAACCCAAGCATCACATCTGCACCAACGAGTGAAGCCATAAACGCTCTTAAACTATCAAGTGCAGCATCAAGAGCATTTAAATCTTTGTCAACCGCCCAAAATATACCCTCAATAACCGCAAACGATGCGAGGTCAAAGATACGAACGCGTCTTGCGTCTTGCCACACTGGGTCGATGTCACATGTCTCATAGTTCCAGGTACGAATCCCTGCATAGTTGATGAAACTTGTAATCTGCTTGTCATTAAGCGGGTCTGTCTCATCTTGAAATCCTGCCAGGAACTCACGATGTGTTTTTACTCCACTGACTGGAATCACTCTGTTAGATATTGAGTAGCTATACCCAATGTCTTTACTTCCATCGATGGAAGCACGAAGATAAGCAAGCACAACAGATGCACAGTATTCATCGCTCCCGTTTATTGCCGTATTCCAATCCATAAGGTTTGTAAACACCGGCGTAACACGACGAGAGCCTAGGGCATCTCTCTTAGTAATGGCATCAGAGTTATCTGTTGCATCAAGTGAGACAAAAGAGCGTGCTTTAAGCTTATCTGCCGTTGCAACGACTGCATTTTGCACATCGATGTCACTGTCCCAATCCCCAACACCTATGATGTCCGGACGAATCCCAAAGATTGACGGTGCAGTTGCAATAGCATTAACTGCATTAATAACATTACTCTTCTCTACCGATGCATCTGCATCAACCGTTGCAACAGAGACAATAAGCGGAACAATAAGCCCATACTTATCTTGCCCAAACTGCAAGTACTTTTTAATATTTCCACCAGTAGCTGCTGCTATCTCTTCATCTGCTAACGCTGCTTTGATACTGTCAAAATATTTAGTTCCGGCAGTCACACCAGAATCTGCTGTCAAAACAAGTGCTAAAGGAATAACACTTGAAACACTAATAGGTCTTGCACCTGTACTCACGACGTCAACGACGACACCTCTGTTTAAACTCATCTTACTCTCCTTTGCTTTTAATGCAATGCTTTGCTTCTAACACTCTTAGAAACTTACATACAGATTTATCAAGCCAAGTTGCTTGACCACTCTCAATTTTTCTACCTATATGACTACTAATTGTTTCATCTTGACTCCCATTCCAAAGTAATACATTTATTGTTTGATCAAGCACAAGAAGCAGACGCATAATTCTGCTTCTTTTTTGCACATCTCTTTCAAACTTTGCTATATATTCTTGTTTATTCATGTTTATACACCGATTGACGACAATAATTCCGACTTAAAGGCTCTCTTTTTAACAAGGGCATCGGCTGAATAAAGCGCATATGCATCTGCTTTTGCTATTACAGCATCTGCGAACACATCAACAGTGCTTCCTTCTGCATCTGCAAGTGTTTTTAAAAAAGGTGCATCAGCTTCATTGTTGCTTGCTTTGTATGCTTTTGCCTGTTCGAGCTGCATTCCCCATGTTTCACGCTCAACAACTGGATACTTATCTGTAATCGTTCGCATGAGTGAATCATAATATTGAGCTACTCGATCAAGTACCCTTAAATATTGAGGTGATGTTTCAATAGCTATCTTAAACTCATCTTGCGTAATATCTTCACAATTAATATCACTTACCTGTGCATCAACAAGGGCATTAATATCGTCTTCATTCTCCGCTTCAACACTAACGACATTAACACCAGTGAAATAATTTACTTTTACAGTGTCGTCACCACCTCTAAACTCTAAAACAGTTGTATTAGTTTCAACCCTATCGAACTTTATGTATTTAAACATTCTTGACTCCTTTTTGGTAATAAATTAAAAATTTCAAATTCAATCAACATTTTTTTATAGTAAGGAATCGTGCCTGTTCCTTTTGCATGACCTATTAAAGAAATTATTGATTCAACTTTTAATTTTTTAGCAGCTTTTTTCATTTTATAAATACTATGCTTTCTAACAAACTTAATGCTTTTCCAAGTTCTGTATCCGACAAAATTAATACCTCTTTTTATTTTCTGAATATGCCAGTGCGACAACTCTAGATTTAATTTATCCTGTACAAACTTTTCGCACAGCTCTTGTGCTTCTATGGCTTCATCTATAGTAAGTCCTATCAACACAAAATCATCAACATATCTCACATAGCTTTTAGTCTTAAGTTCTCTTTTTACAAAGTGATCCAATGGATTAAGGTATATAAGTGCATATATCTGAGACAATAAGTTCCCAATCGGTATGCCCGTATCTGTGTTTATTTTTGCAAATTCACACATAATGTCAACAAATCGTTTGTCTTTAATCTTCTTCTCAAACATTTTTCTAAGAATTTGTCTGTCTATAGAATAAAAAAACTTTCTAATGTCTAGCTTTACAAAATATAAATCTCCATCATACTTTCTTATCTCTTTTTGAGTGTACATACTCGCTTTATGCGTACCTCCACCTTTTCTACATGCATAAGATGTATCAATAAAAGTTTTATCAAATATAGGGTAGATAATTCTATATATAGCATGCTGCACAACAAGGTCTCTGAATGCCGGAGCATTTATAAGCCGTTTTTTTGGCTCATGCACAAAAAACTGTGAATAGGCTCTTGGTTTATACGTACCATTATGTAATTCATTATAAAGAGAATCTAGCTCAGCTCCAAGATTTACTTCAAACTTTAAAGTAGCTCTTTTAACTCTTTTGCCTTTTCTTGCATCCAAAAAAGCATTGTAAAGATTTTCTCTACTAAATGCTTTTTCAAATAAAAACCCAATTCGTTTCGATTTAGTCTGATTTTCAACTGCGCTACTCAAAAGACTTTCCTCATTTTTGATTTCGCTTATAGCAGGACAACATACCCCTGTATTTCTAGTATCAACTTTTGTTGTTTCAAGTTTAGAAATAGAGTCACGACCGCCAACATTGTTATTCGAGTTCGTGCGGTTATTGTTCAAATTCATCGCGAAAACACCGGCATTGGAAGAGTTACTCCAATTCGCCCCGACGATGCACGTTTCACTATTCATATTGCTATGTTGCCCTATGGTTTGCATTATATTTTTCCTGCTGCACGGAGTTTGTTTATCCATGCACCTATTATTTTTCCTATCTCGTCAACAAGATTAGACAGTGCTAAAAATCGCTTTGAAGCATCAATACTGCTACTCTGTTTTCCATCTTTAAAAGAAAAATAGTTCAGTTCATTTGCAAGATATACCTGCATTCTAAGTTTTTGATGTTTTACATCAAGTTCTGTGAGTGATGTCTTTTTATAATATCTTTTTTGACACTCAGTTATAAGATCATAGATACCATATGCGGTATTGCGTATGTTGTTTGAGAGCGCATACTTTTCATATCTTGGAAAATGGTTTAAATATATATTTAACAGCTTCATCATCTGCATAAATTTTCTATTCAAAATCGCTTCGCTATGCACACCCATTACTTACTCCCGCTCACTATCGTTCACTCACACAAGATACGAGGCACGACCGCCAACATTGCTACTCGAGTGCGTGCGGCTATTGCTCAAACTCATCGCGAACACACCGGCATTGGACGAGCTGCCCCACCTCGCCCCGACGAGGCACGCCATTTCGTTTCTTAGGTATCTGTAGAGTCCATCATTTCCAAACTCTGTTGTTCCTGCGGCACTGACACCTGTATCTGTTGGAATACCGAGTGAAGTTCTTTTATATGCCGCAGTTGTTCTGTCTGTGTTCATTCCAAACACAGTCTCGCTTCCGTTGCCAAAATAAGTCCAACCGTCATTACCATCAACTATCCCGGCAAGATCTAGTTGATCGTAAATTCCTGCATCATAGGCACCTGTTCCTGCTGTCGTGCTGTCATCAGCAATTGCAGCAATGTCGATACTCTCCTTTAGAATTAAAAAGTCATCAGAGCTTAAAGCAGCATCATCTGCACCTGACGAGGTCAAACATGTAAAACCACTCGCAACTTCCCACATATTGCCGTTTAAGTCTGCAATACCGCAGTCCTGCCCGTTATGTGTAGTTTTTGCGAATGGGCTGCCACTTCCTGTAAGTCCACAGTCGCTATATCCGCTTGATGCATATGTAACACTTGTATCATTCACATCATGTAAAGCAGATACCAAACATCCTTTTGGAAGTTTAGGATTTACATCTATATAAGCACATGCACTTACAGAAGTAGCAGCCTTTCCATGGGCAAAAGCAAGTCTTGCAAGCATTGAGTAGTTAAATATTGAAGTAAGATAGTAATTACTTCCTGCACTTTTAACAGCTTTATAAAGTCCTCCATAATTATTAGCAGGGGTGTTGCTAAGTGCAGATATTGGATTATGTGCGGAACTTGT